CGACAGAAGTGCGCATTCGTATTAAAGACAATCCCGAATATTTCTCTACCGTTATTGAGCCGAAGATTACAGAGCTAGTAAATGTGGAGGGGGAAACAATTGCTCCTTCTGACCTCGCACGCTTTCCATCAAGCACGGCTGCTTTCCAACCAGGAGTAATGACTGCCAACGAATTAGAGGCGGCAAAACGCGGACAACCAATTCTTGAGTTAAATAAAACTTATCCAGAATTGTTTGGGTACGACATTGATTTGCTTGCCAAACAAGCAGGCAAAATGAGCACCCAGGAACTTAAAGATATAACCTTTGCTACCTTTGTTTCCCGTGCATCAAAACTTGCCGCAAAGGAAAAAGGATTGATGGCGCAAGCAGACACGGCGGCACAGGCAATTAAGGCAAACAAGCCAGTAGATCCAAAACTTTTGTCCTACGGAACGTCTGAATTTATGGCTTTGCCGGACGGATTCCAGTGGAGAAAAATTACTGACCCAGATGCGACGATTGTTCAAGCTGCCGTGATAGATAACTCAATTAAGGGATATGCAAACTACGGAGCATATGGACCATTTAACAATGGACGCAAAGCTTTGGAGGAAGGCAACGTTGAACTTTACGTGCTGTATGATTCCAAAGGAATGCCAGTAACTAACGTTGAGCTATCTAAGGGTCTGAAGTCTGGCAAATTCTCTATGCGCCAGGCATATGGCGATGGCCCGTTGACCGGGAATGTTTTGCCAAGTAACTATTTGCCCCAACTAAAAGCACTGATTAATAAAATTCAACCTACAGACCTACCGTTTGGGCTTTCAGAAAAAATCCGATATATAGACGCTCCAGAAGGCTTTGCCAAGGGCGGTATCGTAGACAAACCACTTTATGATCGGGCAGCGTAATGGCCAGAAAAAAGAATTCTGTTGCAAACAATATTGAGCGGGCCTTGATGCCTGAAGAGGTGCCCATGGGCGAGACTGAGGTAGAGATATCTCAGGAAGATCCGTTTACCGGCGAAGAGTCGGAAGTCAGCATTGAGTTTGACGAAGAAGGTGGCGCCACAATCTCCATTGGCGAAGAAAAAAAAGACGAGGAGATTGAAACCAAGCACCGCCAGAACCTAGCGGAGTTTGTGGACGAAGACGCCCTGGCCATTATCGGCTCCGAGATCCTTGAATATTTCGACTCGGACATTGCCTCGCGCGAGGAGTGGGAACGCACTTATTCCGAGGGCATGAAGAACCTTGGCTTTCAGTACGAGGTTCGGACTAAGCCCTTCCGTGGCGCATCTGGCGTGGCAGTGCCGCTTCTGACCGAGGCGATTACACAGTTCTCTGCCCAGGCTATGAAAGAACTCATGCCCCCGGGCGGGCCCGTGCGCACGATGGTCATTGGTTCGTCAAACAGGAAGCGTGAAGCTCAGGCCCAGCGAATTAAAGACTTCATGAATTACCAGATTACAACGGTAATGAAGGAGTACACGCCTGACTACGACCAGATGCTCTGGTACGTGGGCTATGGCGGGTCGGCCTTCAAAAAAGTTTACTTCGACAAGAACAAAAAGCGCTGCGTATCGCCCTTCATTACGCCAGATAACTTCGTGATGCCATACCACGGGTCAAGCAATCCGTGGGAAAACGAGCGCTGCATCCAGGTTGTCCCGATGTCCAAGAACGATCTGCGCAAGGCGCAGGTTAACGGCACTTACCTGGATATCCCCATGTCTGCGGGTGAGGTAACTCCCCGTGAGACGCCGATTACGGACGCTGAGGACAAGGTTTCTGGTCAGACTCCTGGCTACATGGACGATGAGTACACGCTGCTTGAGGCGCACATCCTCTATGACATCCCCGGCTTTGAAGACAAAGACGGAATCAAAAAGCCGTACATCATCACGGTAGATAAAGACACCGGCAAGGTGCTATCCATCTATCGCAATTGGGCCGAGGACGATGAAACGTGCTGCCCGGAGCAATATTATGTTCATTACATGTTCCTTCCTGGCCCTGGATGTATGGGCTATGGCCTCGTACATCTCATCGGCAATCTCAACCGGGCAGCTACCTCCGCTTTAAGACAACTGCTTGATGCGGGAACGCTCTCAAACCTGCCCGCTGGCTTTAAAGCCCGTGGCTTACGGATCGCAGATGACGATAATCCGCTACAACCTGGCGAGTGGCGAGACATTGACGCTGGTGGCGCTGACCTAGCTTCATCCTTGCTGCCCCTGCCGTACAAAGAGCCGAGTCAGACGCTCTTTACCCTCATGGGCTTTTGTATTGACAGTGGCCGTAGGTTAGCCAGCATCGCTGACATGCAGGTTGGGGACGGTAACCAACAGGCTGCGGTGGGAACAACAATAGCGTTGTTAGAAAAGGGCGCCAATGTTATGTCGGGCATCCACAAACGCCTGCATTACGCCCAGAAGCTTGAGTTTGAACTCATGGCCAAGTGCTTTGCCAAGTACCTGCCCGATGAGTATCCGTATGACGTGCCGGGAGCAGACCGCAAGGTGTTCCGTGAGGACTTTGATGACCGCGTAGACGTCCTGCCGGTGGCTGATCCCAACATCTATTCGACTTCCCAGCGGATCATGATGGCCCAGACCCAGTTGCAACTGGCTCAGAGTGCGCCGCAAATGCACAACCTCTACGAAGCGTATCGTCGGATGTACGAGGCACTGGGTGTGCGGGATATCGACATGGTCCTGAACTATGACGACACCCAAGAGCCGCGCCCGAAAGATCCGGCTACCGAGAACGCTGAGGCAATCGACGGCAAGAAGCTCAAAGCCTTTGCTGGCCAGCAGCATGACGCTCACATAGTGAGCCACCTCCTGCAGGGCATGAGTCCAATTGTTCAGGGTAATCCCCTAGCTGCTATGAACCTGACCAAGCACGTGCTTGAGCATGTGCGCCTGAAGGCAGAAGAGCAGGTTGAGGCCCAGATCTTTGCTGAGTATGGCCCCGAGAACCGTGGGATCGTCTCCGACATACAGAAGGAAGCCATGGTAGCCATGCTGGTTGCCCAGGGTATGGGCGAACTGCGTCAACTCTCCCAGCAACTGTCTGGCGCAGGCGCTCCTGATCCGCTCGTGGTACTTAAGGAGAAAGAACTGGCCCAGAGAGCGCAGGCTGACCAGATGCGGGCGCAGGAAAACCAACAGAAGATTGGCCTACAGGGCCAACAACTGCAGCAAAAAGCAGCCGCTGATGCCGCGCGTATTGCTTCGCAAGAAGACATCGCCGATCAGAAGGCTGAATTGACTATGATGCGTCTTAACCAGATGGGAAATCAAAATGCCACTCAAAAAAGGCAGTAGCCAGAAAACGATCAGCGGAAACATCGGTGAGATGGTCCGCAAATACAAGAAAACCGGGTCTATTGGAACCAGTAAGCCCGCCAGCAAGACCAAAGCCGTTAAGCAGGCGGTGGCTATTGCTCTGACAAAGGCCGGGAAAGCCCGGAAGATGAAGAAAGGCGGAGTGCCAGGACCAATCAAAGAGGTCATGCGCAAGGACGCCAAGGTCCCAACCAAAATTTACTAGGAGTACGACATGCCCCGTAATTACCGCACCGCAACCCCCAAGGAGAAGGCCAAACTGGCTAAATCCCGGGAAATGATGGTCCGTGGAATCGAAGGAGAGAAGGACATTTTCTCCAAGCTCTCCACAACTATGGCCAAAGCCGCCCGCGACGACCAGAAAATGGCCAAAGACATGTATTACTCGGTACCTGAGTCGGCTCGGGAAGGGGAGGCCTACGATATGGCCGGGTACAAAGCCGGTGGACTCGTGACCGTCCGTGGTCAGGGCGCCGCACGTAAGACCAAAGGCTGCAAAATTACCTGATGGAACACCTAATCGAGCATCTTTACAAACTCATCCGATCTCGTAAGCACGAGATCGGTGAGCAAATGATCTATGGCGGCATCAAAGGCCTGGATCATTACCACGGACTGGTGGGCGAAGTTCGTGCATTGCAACAAATCGAGGACGAAATGACCCGAATACTGAAGAAAGCAGAAAGCGACTAAGTACAAACCCTAACCTCGCGGTGGATTCCGCGCAAGAATGGAGAAAGAACCGATGTCTGAAATGACTGCACTGCAGAAAAAGTGGGCGGATGAACGCGCCGCTGAACAGAAAGTCGAGGAAGAAGAGGCCCAAAGCCGTCCAGAGAATATGGACCAGAGCGTTTTGGACCGAATTCCGAAGCCAACTGGCTGGCGAATCGTCGTTTTACCGTTCAAGCCTCCCAAAAAGTCCAAGGGAGGAATCATCTTGGCGGAACAAGCAGCAGAACGCCAGCAAATCGCCACTGTTTGTGGATATGTCGTGGCTTTAGGCCCTCTAGCCTATGCCGATCAGGACAAATTTCCGGACGGACCGTGGTGCAAGGAGAAAGATTGGATCATTTTTGGCCGTTATGCCGGGGCTCGAATCGGTATCGATGGCGGGGAGATCCGAATTTTGAATGACGATGAGGTCTTGGCCACCATTAAGGACCCAGACGACATCACACACATGGTCTAAGGAGAGAAAACCATGCCAGAAAATGAAGAAATGCAAGAAGAACAGGTCAGAGTGCCTAGCGGCGATGACCAACTGGAGTTCAACTTGGGCGATGACGAGCAGGGCGCCGAAGTTGTGCTCTCGGACGACGGTAAAGCAGAGGTAAAACCTCTGGATGCCGCCGGAAACGAGGAAAACTCGTCAACAACGCCAGAAAAGCAGGGCCAGGAGCATGAGGAGTACAGCACCAAGGTCAAAAAGCGTCTGGATAAGATGACTGCAAAGCTGCGGGAAGCAGAGCGTCGGGAGCAGGCAGCGCTGGAGTATGCCAAACAGATTCAGGCAAACCTAGCCAGCATGCAATCTCGGGTTCATTCCCTGGATCAGGGCTTTATTACTGAGTCCAAGGGTCGAATTGACTCCCAACTGGCCATTGCCGAGGCAAATCTTCAAGACGCCGTTGAGCGTGGAGATGGAAAAGCCGTGGTAGAGGCTCAAAAACTGCTATCTCAGC